GAACGTAAGAGTGCCCCATGCTGCGTTGTCTGTCGTTGTGTCAATCGGTTGACTTACCCAAGTAGCCGTAGTGTCAAAGGTTAGGGACGGTGTACCCATTACAGGAACACTGCGATTGTCGGATGTCGTTGGAGCACAAGTAATCTGCCAGTAACGGTATCCTGACAGTGTAGCGGCTGTCGTTCCGTTAGGGTTGCTTACTACTTGTGTAACAGAACCAGACATGCTAGGGCTTGCAGACGCAGCTAATGTGAGAGAGCCACTCGTAGAGCCAGGATACGATCCAGATTCCGTAATTGTCGCTGACACTACTGTAGTGCCTCCTGCGTCATAGACAGGCGATGTCCACGATCCAGTCTTAGCAATCGGGGTGCTAGTGAAGGTAAAAGACGCGCTAGCAAAATCGGCGTAAGCCGCCCAACTGTATCCTTCGCTAAATGAGAGGACACTGCGCTGGATAACGATGCTGCTAGGATGGATGTTAGCGTTGCTGCCCCCAATACGGGTGTCACTTATGATATTTCCAAGACTCCGATTGTTAACGTTAAGAACAGCCCAGTACACTGTCCCACCAACCAGGCTCGTACTGAATGAAAACGTAGAACCGCTAGGACTTATGCCAGTAAAAGTAGAAGGGCTTGTTTCAAGAACAGTAGACCCAGGAACACCTCCTGCGTCGTTCATAATTCGCATCCCAAGCTGGACACTTCCACTTCCAGAGTTCCAGGTGGTCGTAAAACTGTTCAAAACCCCATCCCTGTTGGCTTTAAAAGGAACAGCTACGGCCCCTAAACCTCCGTCATTAGCATTATTTCCCCAATGGATGAAGTTAGATGACGCTCCATTTGCCGCTCCTGTAAAGTCAGAAGAACTTGGCAAGTTCAGGTTTGTTCCATTAATAGAAACATCCCCACTTAAGGAACCACTCGTAAGTGAAGGTGCGAACTGTGTAGGAACTTTGATAAAATTGGAATCAGAGGTCTTGATGTTAATCAAACTTGACCCACCAAGCCAGTCAGACGTTGTACTGTACTCTTTTACAGGGTTCACTGTCATTACAGAGCCAGGAGCTGTATCAATGTCTATTCCAGAAGTTTTTGCGTCACCAGAAAAGTCAGCGTAGCTTGTTTGTGTACTCTTGTTTATTGAATAGTTTACTTGTGCGACATTTAGATTCACTAAGTCTTGAATGAGGTCCGATCCATACTCAACCGTGTTGCCGTTAGAATAATACATTCCTTTATCGCTCAACCACCAAAGAGTAGGCACAGAGACAATGGACCGCACTTGGATAGAGCGGTTATCTACACATCCAATCAGATTGCTGATATTGCGGTAGCTAAACGTATCAGGAGTGTTGCCTTCAATGCTTCCAAAAGAGTGCAAACCAAACACATACATCTTCCCATTGTAAACGTAGAGAGCTGTTACAACGTCGTCACTCTGACACGTTACATAATTTGTAGGATCGAAGATATCGGGTTCGCCTGTATTGCTGTGCCTTACTAGATTGGTCTCACCTGTAGGAGCAATGAACAGGCTGTCCATCCACAAAGCAATCTTGCCAAAGGTAGGAGGAGGGTTGTTGAACGAAGGCATTGGAGTCGGTGTAGAGCCAATAAGCAATACATCTGTGTACGTTGTGGTAGTGTTATCAGCAATGGTGTCTAACAGAAGATATACACCATCATTATTGTCACGATAGACATTCCGTGCTGACACACCATAGCCACCCACAGGAATAGCAGAGAGCACGATGGTCTGATTACCGCCAGTAGTCGTCTGCACAGAAGATGCTGTTGAACCATTGCTCTCCTCTGATCCATAGTACATGTACGTAATCTTGTACCTATGAGCTCCTATTGGTACAGCACCTCCTGAAGTCGGTGCTGCGGCTGTAGGCCCAGTAACAGGGGCTTGTGCGCCCATAACTTTAGTCTTAGCTGTTGTGAACGTGTATGTCACTCCACCGTAGGAGGTGGCAGTATCGTAAGTCTGTGGTGAATTGACACCATTACATCCGTAAGAATGGTTCTGATACGTGGCCCACTCAAAGTTTCCTAATGAAGAATAGCCACTCGTAATAACATCGTAGAGTCCTGTGCCTGTTGACGCTGAAAGTACTCCACCGCCAACACGAAGGAAATGACGAGCACCGCTCTCAAAGACAGCCTCATAGGTGTCTTTAGCGGCTTCAGAGAATGAAGTACGGTTCCATTGCACCCCACCCTGACGCTTCTGGATCATCCCAGTTTGGTCAGTGACAAAGTTCTTGGACCCAGCGGTGAACATGTTGTCCAACACTTTGCTGCTATCAGGCTGGTACTTGCTGATATAGGAGCCCCATGCCCCATCACTACCAGGTAGTACCACGGATTGTTTATTCATTTAGTGAGCCTCTAGCTCGTTGAAACTCTTCCATCCATTGTTAGTCACTGCTGGCTTTATTGAAACCCAAGGCACTCTTTTGATTGAAGAGTAAAGTGATCTGCCATAAAGGACTCTTCCATACAAAGTATCGACAGGTGTTTGTACCACAGAGACAGTCCAGACGTTAGGCTTTGACAGTCGGATACTAAGCCAGTCCTGCAACAGAAGGACATCCTGCAAGGCTACGAATACTTTGAGGACTACAACACTGTCTAGTGCGCTTACGAAGTCTGATAAGGTCTTTGTGGCGCGTACTGCCTCAGTGTCACTCAATGTCACTGAGTCAACCAAAATCTTTGTGATGGCTGAAGCAAGTGAATCGGCAATGGACACAACGTCACCTAATGACTTAGTGCTGTCAATAACAACAGCGTCTGACAACACCACACTGTCTGCTAGGATGCGCCCTAAACCTTTAGTAAATGTTTCTGAGAGAGACACAGTATCTGCAAGGGGAACAGTCAGACTCTTAATGAAAGAGTCAATCAAAGTCACAGAATCGCTTAATGGCTTACTCACAGACGATACAGAAGCGTCTGATAGGATGACATTGTCAACTAAAAGCTTTTCAACACTTCTTACGAAGGTGTCTGTCAATGTCATAGAGTCAGCTAAAGGCTTATCTACGCTGCTCACCAATGCGTCTATTGCCGTAAGCAGGTCAGCCAAGACTTTGTTCGCTTCGTTAGCTAGAGCGTCTGTCGCTCCAACACTGTCTGATAGAACTAGACTAAGTGTCTCTCTATCAAAATTTGCGCTGTATAGCGTTTTGCTATAAAGACGCTTGCCATAAAGTACTGGACTGAGCTGAGACATTGCTACTCTGGCTGATGTGCTGCTATATAAGCGTCGAACTCTTCCTTGGTCACATAGGTCGTAGATCGACCAAGCTCTGCCCGAAGTGCTGTCACCACTTCGGCAGACATACCTTCGTAAGAACAACCATCAGATGTGTAGAATTTCATGCTATCTTACCCTCCTTGCTGAAATGCGACCAAAGATAGTAGGAGCTGTGCTAGTATAACCAGCTATGCACTTAGCGTACACTGTTGTAGTACTGGCAAATGACCTCCTATAGGGAGGAACCGATATGAAAGAGTTAGTCGTCGCGTTTGGCACCGCTGGCGTAAACAGAGTATTTGATCCCTCTACTACTCCTGTGCTTGAATTTCCAGTCGTTAGAGACGTTCCCAAACCGAAGTACGTAATTGTATTCCCTTGCCACGCTAATTCGCCACACACTGACACATCCCAATCCCCTGCTGTTAAAGAGATAGAGGCAAGGTCTCCATACTGCCCTGAAGTGGGCGCATTTCCCTGCCCTGCTGGTGTGACAACACTCTCAATGTACTCCCCAATGTAGCCAGCAGCAGCACTGTCATTGGTAGCCGTTCCCTTTCCGATAAGCTGGCCAGAAAAAGTCTTTGTGCCTACAATCGTTCGTGCGTTTGTATCTGAGTCAACAATGAAGTTTCCTGCTGTTACTGCGTTCCCTGGATTGGGAATTGTCAGTTCTAAAGCAGCGGATCGTGACCCTTGAGCTTCGACCAAAATATCAATCCCTTGACTGTTCTGTGTGTACACATCGTCAACAGTTGTGGCACTAGCAGGGTAAAGTGCT